ACCTTCCCCAGTTCGTGGCTGCGCCACTTAATTTTTAATACTATGCTGCTGCGAAGACGCCACTTTGGGAGACCATTCTCCAGCTTGTGCCATCACAAACTAAAGTAATTGTGTCTCCTACAACGGCTGTTCCTTGAGTGTTAGTCAGGGTTGTGCCAGAGATAGCTGCACCTGTAGCAGATGCTTTAGCTACAATGGTTCCACCTGTGACAGTGAAGCCTGCCGTTACACTGGAAACCGTGAAGGTATACCACAAACCGTTTGCTGCAGTCGGTAGTGTCCACGATGGAGTACCACTTGTTGCTCGGTTGTTGAACACTTGTCCTGACTGTGCGGCTGTTAGAACAACAGTTGCACCGACAAGCGCACTGTTTGTAACGAGACGAGCGGTTGGTCCACTTGGTGCAGCTGTGAAAGTTGCTACTCCTGTAACTGCAAGAGTTCCTCCAACAGTCGCGTCGCTGGTAGTCTCAATCGGAAGTGCCGTTTGAATACCACCATTGAACTTGACTACTGGTAGATTGTCTTCTATTTTTTGTGTTCCTGGTGTTGCCATGTCCTTTTTGGTTATTCCCTCTCCTACGCTCTACGTAGGGTCAAAGGCGACTAAGCAGCCTCTCCGGCTGGCGCGGATTCCTCCACGACTTCTGCCTCTTCGACAGCTTCTACCTTTTCCTCTTCAATCATAGTCGTGTTCGTTTATGTGTCTACTAAGATGCGCCACGGAGCTGGCCCTGGAGGCGTGGCTCTACCTCTACAGCGACAAAGTTACCAGCATAAAGGAGGTAACCCACCTTTGTAAGCTGATCAACTGGACTCATCATCTTGCGGAACTGGAATCCACGAGTTGACTTCACGTTACCTGGAACTCCAGCAGGAACCGCGTCGGTTGTCTGCTTAAAGTTTGCGGTCATGATGTCTGCATCCTCGTAGTTGAATCCAACAAAGCCGAAGCCCTTAGAGTTTGCGAAGTAGAACCGTCCTGACGGCACCTGCTCGTCCTTAGCAACTCCCGTACCACGGAAGGCAAGATATACGAAGCCCTGACCACCTCCCTGTCCTGGAGTGTTCGAAACACCACCCCATGCATTCATCTTTGGGAAACCGTTGGTCTGGTAGTTCGCACGAACCGATGGAGTCATAAGAGACTCATACGTTGACCAGATTGCCTTCGTTGTGAAAGCGAGGTCTGGACTATCAACACCAATGGTTACTGCATCATCTGCTGTTGCAAGCTTCGCAAGTGTAAGTGCACCGGTGCTTGCTAGGTAGTAACCACTCCACGCTGTGTACGTTGAACGGCTAAGGTCGCCGTACGTTGCAAACAATGTAGAGTCAGCTGCTGCGTTTGAGAGAGAATCCCACTCGTTACCTGTGCCGTTACCTGTATAAAGGTTCTGGCCCATAACATTCAAGAGGGACTGAGCCTGTGAATCAAACTCAGTATCAAGAAGCTTTACAATCTGCTCATCTCCCATGTTTGCAGTCGTTTCTGCGATTGCTACAACGACTGGCTTGTTGGTTGCCTTCAAGTTGAAGTTGGCCTGCACACGAACATTCTGACGGTCAGTATCAAGACGGTCTGCAATTCCCATGTTTCCACCGTTTGTGGTGTCTTGGTACTTGATTGCGAACTTGTAACTGGTACCTGAATCCCAGGCCTGGATCTTGTCCTGGCGCTGGAGGAAGGTCATAAGACCCGGGGTACCTGTGGTAACCTGGTCATAAACCTTCTTCAGGATTTTCTCGCGGGTGGTCGTTGTGACTGCTGAGTTAAATATCATGATTGTAATCTGTCAAGTCCTGTAATGGACCCGGAAGGCTACTGCTTTCCCTGAGCTTTAAGCGCGCGAAGATAATCCACTGACGAGGCAAAAGCATCTGGATTAAGCGTAGCTCCTGCTGCTCCCGGTCGATTAGACACTGGGTCTATACGAGCGGTTCCATTATCTTTTGTGTGCGTCATTGCGGCTTTTACGGCCGCGTCCGTGTCCCTCATGCTTGCGTGTGCAAGGCGGAGGTCTGTGAACTGGTACTTCATTGCGTGCTGCAACAACCTTCCCTCGTTAACTGTTGGGTCACTCTGCTTCACCTCAGTGAGCTGTGCAACCGCGTTATCTTCGAGAGACTGACGTGCGTCTTGCTCTGCCTGTTGCCGAGCCTGCATACCCCCGAGGATACGCTGCTCAATCTGTTCAGCAAGAGTGCCATACGTGGGTGGGATGTAATTCGGGTCGTTGAGCGGGTCTGCTTCTGCTGGTTCCGGGCTGCGCTGCTGTCCTTGTCGGAAGGCCGCAAGGTCCTGAGACCTGCGAGTGAACTCCGGCATAAAGTTCTCTTTCCATTCCTGACTAAGAGTAGCAGCATCCACTTTTCTGCCGTCTGGTAGCTCATAAAGCTCATTCTCGACTGCGGGGGTGGTTTCCGCTGGTGCATCTGTATCAGGCGCATCCGTTCCTGTCTCGTCAATCGCTGCACCGGCTTCCGTTTCTTCTAACGATGTGGCCTCGCTTGGCGATGCGTCGAGGGTTTCTTCTGGGTCCATATCAGTTCTTGACTGCCGTACCTTTGCTTGGCCCTAAGGCTGCATTGGCCTGCTTGGTCATACTTAAGCTAGTAGTAGTTTACCGTCTTTGCGGACGGCCGGAAACATCCGGCATGTTAGTAACTAACCTTTCTTAAATGCATCTATAATTCCTTTCAGTGGGTTAATAGAACCGTAATACGGTGCTGCCCCACTCTTTAAGTCCTTCTGACCCTGGCTTATATTGCTCCCTATCTGCCTACCAACCGCTTGCAATTTGTCCTCTGCTCTTTTCTTTTTTGCAGGAACAAATCCAATAATCTCATTCATCTTTTCAGTTAAGCTCATGGTGTTGGTTGGTTATTCTTTGAAGCAAGCGCTTTGTCCTGTCTTTGGTCTTCGCGCACCGCACCCGCTTCTTCTTTGTTTGCATCAGCCTGCTTCTCAGCCATAGCAACAGCAGGATCTAACTGCAAGCCAGCACGAGCAGCAAGTTGTATTTGTCCATCAAGTGGAAGATCTTGGTATTTAATAGACGTGCTTACAGGACTTTCTTCCTCCTTAGCTGGTGGTGCAATCTCTGCAAGCTCTTCTGGAGTAAGACCCACTGCGTGTGCTGGATTCATGTTCCATACAACGCTGTTTTTAGCCATCTCAATAGGGTCGTCGTACTGAGCAATCTTTAGGTAGTCCACCGGCGAAATAATGCCCTTCATAACATCATTCTGTGCTTGCTCAAACTTGAACTCATCATCCACAGGAAGCGTCTTACCTGGAATAATGATAACCTCCTGGCCCTCTTCAAAGTCATCCTGGATTATTTCCATGTCTTCGAGGTCCCCTTCTTCTCCCTGCCATGAAACTTTGCGGTACTCAGTGTAACGGCTCTTTGAAAGCTGCATTGCCCAGCCATAGCATTCGCCATACATGTAATCTACAACCTGTACTAACTCATTAAGGCGAAGATACGACTGTTGAATAAGAGCAAGACGACCCGCCTTGGTCTCCTGTCCCTGTCTCTCTCCACGAAACGCAGACGAAGCGGCCATGATGTTATCAATCTCCTGACGTGAGTCAACCATGTCATCAAACACCATCTGAGGTAGTGCTGCGCCAGTCTCACGAGTCACTCCGTCCTTTACGTTCTTCCCCCAGACAATACCCTTGGTCTGAAAACGTATACGCTGAGCATCTGACTTGCCCATAGTTCCTGCATCTACTTTAAGAATACCGTTAGCCATCTCGCAGTTCTCATCAATATCCATCTTGCGCTTGTCGATACCACGCTGGAGTGTAGAAGCAAGCTCAATCATGTCTGTGCGACCGATAGGGCTATTTTCATTATTGAACACAGTAGCAAACATGTATGGCTTCCGTGGAGAATCGAAATAATTGAAATAGTACGGCGTAAACACACGCGGTGCTTCAACTGGTGCAGCTTGAACATCGCTCGTAGCACCAACACTAGTTGGCTCAAGTTCTCCCTCCATTGCTTCTCCTTCCATACCAACAGAAACACTCTCACCAGCGTTTATTGGTGCTATTTCACCGGCCTCAGCAGACTGGTTTGCCATATCATACTCGGCTCTGCGCTGCTGCTGCTCAAGTTTAATTGGTGTCAGGAACTGTCTACGGGCCTCTCCTTGAAGTTCTTTAAGTCCTGCACGCTCTTCTTCAGTAAGCTTCCAGTCCCAATATGGATTCTGGATAACACCCAGAACAATATTGTCTAACTTAAAGATGACATGATTCACAATCCACGCCTCTTTGTATGTGACGTCAGGATTCTTTACATACATATCCTGCTCTCCCTCTTCAGTCTCAGGGAACCCAAACTTTTTCATAAGCACGCCCTTCTTTTCAGGGAAGCGTTCTATAAGCGCGCAGAGATTATCTTCAATCTCTTCAATAGCAAACTCTGTGTCCTGTTCTTTAGTGGAATACTTTCCTACACGTATTTTACGTGGGTCAATTGCACGATAATCAAAATCATCAATTATAGGATTCCAAAATGCCTTGATGACAATAAGGCGTGCGAAGTACAAGTTGCGCAATCCTTTACGCACTGTCTCTTTGAGGTTGCGGTCCACAAGCTTCTTCTTCATGAACTTCTCAAGCCCCATAGCGAAGTCTTGCGCTTCAGGACCATTACGTCCTGGGAGTATGTTGATGCCTGCAGGATTAGCAATGAGTGAGTTGATAACTGCCTCTGTGTTTACAAAAACACGATTGGCCATTACGGTCCACTGCTGTCGAGTATAAGGGATAGCGTCAAGCCAACCACCTTTGTTTGAATAAATGTTGGTGTTATTCTCGTATGTAGTCTTTACTATTTCCCAAAGCTCATCAGAAGACGACCACCGGTTATCAACCAGCTTTGCTTGTGATTCAGGACTTAGTTTTGCAATGTCGAGTGATGCCATTTAGGGGTTGTATATGGAAAAGGGCAAAGACTCCCCTTGGGGAATCTCCGCCGTATGTCCGGTATGGAGCTAACACATACATTATAAATTATTGATTAAGAAGCACGCAACATCTACCTGTGGATAACTATGTAGATCCAATTCTATGCACGTGTTCTACCGACATGGTCTGGAGCTGCTTGTTTGCAAAGTTAAGTGTTACCTTACCCCACATAACATCAAAAGCCCCATTGATCTCCATAGCTTCAAAGATGTCGAATCGTTCCTGGAATATCAGGAACTGCCTTGCTTCAGCGTCTGGTATATAGATTGGTATAAGTTTATCCTCCATAACGTCCGTCAGAATATCCTTCTGCATTAGCTGACCTGAATAGTTCACTCGGGTCGTACACGTTGTCTACATCAATAGCATGTGGCTTTTCTTCACCACCACCTCCTGTTCCAAAGAAGGCTCCATCGCCTCCACCCGTTGTTGCCATCCCTGCGTAGAGCGATGCGAAGACGTAGTGGTCAACTCCTGTGGTAGATGCCCAGATGTACCTCTCGATGCCTTTGTTGTTCGTCACTTTCTCTCTTCGCAGAGTTTCAAAGTGTCGTATGTAGTCGCCAAAGTCACGATCAGCTGGAGCAGCAATGAGCCACTTTGCTTCTAACATCTCAGTAAGCATGAGATCTATTGCACGATCACGGTGAGCGTATACGATGCCGGTGCGTTCACCCTCTCCACGCCAAATGATGGTTTGAGGATTATCCTGATTCTCTTTGAAGAAAGACATCTCCATGAACGGGTATTTGTCAACGTAGTGTTTTGATGCAGTGTTGTCCGGCATTGCATCAATCACTCCGGCCTGGGGTTTCCACGTTGCAATAATAGAGTCGAGATCTTCCCACTTAGTGAAGCGACCTATCTTAATGATACCTCCGTGTGTGCGCACAACATAGTGTTTCATGTTGCCCACATCTACTCCAAGAAAACGTGGCCCTTGATCAATGTCAGAGAAGCGCGGTGTCCAGATATCAAGAATAGAACTCTTTGTTATTTGCAAATCACCAGGAGTATACGGTAGGCCAAGTACGAAGTTAGCAAAGTACCCAGGGTCACCCTCAGCATCCTCGATAATATCTTCAAGCGGAATGTCTGGACACATAAGGTGACTGATGCGGTAGCCATGTATCTTAGAGCCGGGGCTCTGTGCAATGTACTCTCCTCTTCTCCGCACCTCATCAGTTATGGTTGCATCGCACATTCTGCACCTGTATCTACATTGCTCTTTGTCTACAGAGTCTGGCCACACGAGGTCCTGCTTCTCTTTACACGCGCTACAGGTGATTGTCCACAGTCTCTGGTCAGACTTCTGCCACGCAAGGTCAAGCTCGTCTCGCTCCGGTCCTGGGTTGGAGAACAACCAGCGACCTTTGTACGGGCTTGCCTTCAAACGAGACTTGTATACTTCAATGGCAGGCTGATTAGAACGCGACACCTCATCATGCACGAGTACATCTGCCGACGTTGAAATAGGTGCAGTGCTAGACACAGTACCCTTGAAGAACACAAAGCGATTGTTTAACTCTTTGCGGTCTACGTTATCTGTTGCCATCCCACGAAACTCCGAAGGATTGCTTTGCAGTATCTTGTTGAACTTCGAAGCCACAAACTCATTCACATCAGACTCAGTTGGCATCGTGTAGATGACGTTAAAGCGCAAATGCTTAACGGCAAACAATGTCTTTAGTGAGAATGTTACAGACTTTCCTACCTGAGCACACGCCATCACAACCTGAAGTGGATGGAAGTCAGTAAGTATATCTAAGAGGAACGGTCGATTCTTCCAATCAAACGGCTCCCCCTTCTCAGACACAACACCCTCCTCAGTCAACCATTGAAGGATGGAGAAGTATTGCTTCTCTTTAACTGTTTTATGCTGTCTTGCCATCAGTATCTTTTACCACAGTGATAGCTGTCTCGAAGCTGATAAGGTGCTTCGTGATAGCAACAGCCGACTCTAATGCAGTGCGTACAACTTTGTGAGGGTCTACAATACCAACCTTCATCATGTGTGCCACCTCACCTAGCACGAAGTCAATCCCGTACCCTTTTGCACCTTCAAAAACTACATTCTTACAATTCTCCATGCCAGCGTTCTCACACATTTGATTGAACGGTGCAAGCATTGCTCTACTGAACATAGAATCAGAGTGTTCATTTGCTGCTTCCATCAAAGCAATACCTCCACCAGGGAGAATGCCTTCCTGCATCGCAGCCTGTGTTGAAGAGATAGCGTTGTCGAACTTGTACTTCTTTGCGTTGTACTCTGTGTCAGTGTAGACGCCGACACGTATGACACCAATACCTCCTGTGAGAGCAGCAAGGCGGTCCTTCAACTCACCCTTCTGGAAGTCAGATGTAGTGCTCTCTAGTTTGGTCTGCAACTCTTTAACACGCTCTGCTGGATTACCCTTACCTCCGATAATAGTAGTCCTGTCCCGTGTCACTGTGACCTTCTCCGCCCGACCACAAACATCTTTACGCATATCTTCAAGTCGCATACCCTTCTCCTCTGACACGACAGTCGCTCCAGTAAGCGCTGCTAGATCAAACAGGAAGTCTCTGGCAGGTGATGCGTTATACGGGTTCATCACACAAGCAATAGTGGCTATGCCCTGCATTGCGTTCTTTGCAAGTGAAGCAAGAGCCATACCTTGAACATCAGTTGCAACAAGTAAGATGTGCGTACCAATACCTATATCAGTCAAGAGTGGAATAATCTGCTCGTTCAGTGACACCGTACGGTCCACGAGGATAACGTACGGGTCAGTAAGAACAGTCTGTGTGTTCTCGTGGTCGTTGATAAAGTACGGAGAGATAAGGCCCTTCTCAAAGCGTAGCCCTCTCACTGTCTCTAAGTAGTATCCAAGCTTCGCGCCCTTCTCTACCGTGATAGCTCCTGTGCTACCAACCGTACGGACTGCTTCAGCTACTAGCTTTGCAACATCAGCATCGAGGGAAGACACTTCAGCGATACGCTCGATGTCTTTATCTTCTACCGGTACAGACAGAGTGTCCAAGTATGCAAGAGCCTCAACGAGTCCTGCATCAAGTCGTTCACGTACGGAGCGTATCTTATAACTATCTTCACCCACCTCTTCGAACGCTGCTGAAGCAAGCGCTTGGGTCAACACGGTCGTGGTGGCAGTACCATCACCACCCTCTGCTGAGCTTCGCATACCTCCCTTCTTCAACAGCTGGAGTCCCATATTCTCATAGGGGTCAGTGAACTCTAAATTGCGGAGGATAGTGATACCATCGTCTGCTGTAACCGGGTCAAGTCCAGGCCACTCAATAAGAG